CGCCGCCAGCCTGCAGCACAGCCGCCCACGAGGTCTCGAGCTCAACCCATCCGCTGCGAGGCTCGAGCGCAACCTGATTAGAGACGGTCACGTTCCCGCCAGGCTTCGCGCCCGACGTGTGCGTGCCGACTTGCGGGGCGTAACCGGACGCGCGCCGAGGGTTCAGGTAAATCTCAATCTTGGAGATCGTCGCGCCACGCAGGCCATCAGCAACCCGTGCGCCGTAGAACCACGCGCCCGTGTTGTTGTCGCCGTTGTAGACATCGTTCGACCACCACCGCGAAATGTAGCTGCCGGAAGTCTCAGCCATGATGCGCAGGTTCTCGAACGGTGTCGACGTCGCGGGCGGATTCTCAATCGGGGCAGCAATAACCGCGAGTCCCTTCACCTTCCCCTGAATCAAACCGCTGAACCAGTTGATTTCAACGTCATCGCCAATCGTCGGCGTGTATGTGTCGCGCATCCCCAGCGTGTACTCAATGCCCCCCGCGAGCACTGTGGCCTTAGGTGTGCCGCTCGACGTCATCACGCCCAGCGCCGGCAACTGCTTAGACGGCCCCGTAACGATCAGGCTGCCGTTGCGCCGTTCAAGCTGAACGCTCATGCCCGCAATCGGAGAATAGAAACCCGACACAGGAATGGAGACAATCGACTTGCCCACGTTCACCACTGCAAGCGGCCCATCCATCCGCACGAACACGCCCAGCTTCGACGCCACATCGGGAATCGTCTTCAGCTGCTTGAGTATTAGCTCATCGGCGGTACTCACAGCGTCCTCGAGCTTGCCAATGTGCAGTTCATCAGAGGGGAATCACTCATCGAATATCGCGTGAGTTGCCCCTTCAGCGGTCGAACATGCCCGAGGACATCCGCCACGTCACCCAGTTCAAGCAGCGGGTTTACGACACACTGAATGTCCACGTTGAACTCCTGCTGCCCCGTCGACTGGCTGAGGATCGAGGCAACCGCACTATCTGCGGCTGCCTGCGTCTTCACGAAATCCGAGGCGTAATAGCGGGTGTTCTCGCCACCAACAGCACCCGTCGCCATCGCGCCGATCGTGACCTCAGCAACGGCATAGATCGGGTTACGGTCTGCGTCCTCAAAATTTCCGACCACGCAGTTGTAAACCGTGTCCGTCTCGATCGCATAGGGGACATCCATGACCGTGCCCTGCTCGCCAACGACAAGCTCGGCATTCGACGCACCAGCCACGCTCGGGACGACGACGATGGCGCCTGACGGGTCCACAACAGCGACCCCACCCAGCAACCCCGCCAACGCCTGCACGGCCTTCAGTCGCCCGCCCTGAGTCGCCTCGTAGACAATGGCGGTCGGGATAGCCTTGTCGGCGACAGTCTCAAGGACTGGCATGTTCGTAATGCGCCGCAACTCCGCGTAAACCGAAGTCAGCGACGGGGGCTGCTGCTCCGAACGAAACCCGCGACGCTTGAGGTTCACGTCCAGCGACTCGAAGATGACCTCAACCTGCGAAGAGATCACCGTCGATACACCGTTTACGTCCCCGTAAAAGTCGCGGGCGCTCGGAATGCTCGTGATGCGGAACCAGCCCAGCGTGATCGTCTCGCTAAATCCACCCGCGCTGATCTCCATGAGCAGCAACAGCGACGCACGAAACGGCGACAGGATGCCCTCGGAACCGATTGGCACCAGGGACTCGCCTGCCACCGACGCGTGCGTGACCGTGCCGCGCCCACCATGCTTGACCTCCGCGTTCAGGTCGCCGTCAAGCGTCCATGATGTCAGCGGGAGATCCTGCATAACCCGATCGGTGCCGTGGAAGACATCAGCAATCAGGCGGCGCGAGAAGCTGCCCTTCAGGACATCCGCGAGTTGGTCAGAATGCGCCCTCATTAGCTAGCCCCAATCAAGGAATACTGTCGGTTGACGTCGAGGTTGGTGACGTTCCCCGAATTGATCGCCGCATTCGTCAGGTAGAACGCGTTGATGTCGGCGTTCGTCAGTAGCGGGATGAAGATGCCAGGTGCGGGCGGTGAGACTTCCGTGCCGCTCATTGCGGTCGTGATCTGCTCGCCCATGCCGATCGAGTAGTTGACCTGTTCCTCAGACGCAGCGAGTACAGCGGCGAAGAATGGGCGCGGCAACCTGATCTGGTCACCGCCACCCACTCGAATGCATAGGATCGGCAGCGTGTCCGTTTCGTAGTCGCCGAACATCGCCTGTAGCTTGTCGACCTGCTCGATGGTGTCCGTTACGACGGTGAGGTCCACATTCTCCACGCCGCGACGTTGGCCCGATACGAGCACGCCAACGCGGTGACCCTGCGGATGTACGATCGCACCCTCAACAGGCCGCACGATCGACTGTGCGGCCCGCGAACGGAACTGCACGGTCGTTGCGCCGTGGGGATTTAGCGGGTTATGCACCCACGTTTCCCAACAGTTGAGCATGGATGTCGTCTTGTCCGTTTCGCCAAGAGACAGCCCGCCCGCATCGAACTGTTCAGCCCAATAACTGACCGCCACGCCAAACGGGATCTCAAAGTCAATCCTCGTCAACGCGCCGGCGACCTGAGCGTTCACGGCGCCGCGCACCTGATACTTGCGCAGGCCGGTCGAGCGGTACACCGTCACCTTCACCGTGCCTGCCGCGAAACTCTCGAAAAGAACCTCCGCTCGAGGGCACGGATTCGCGCCGATGTACGTGGTGATTACGGGGGCATATGCCATTGGGAGTCCTCTATTTAGTTGCGGCGAATCTTGCTGTCACGAGCATTGGCAGCAGCAACGCCCGCCTGCTGAACCGTCACATCGACGTACTGCAACAGGTCAACGCCACCCTTCGACGCGACCATGACTGTGATCGGCGCCGCAGACTGAGACGCAAAACCGCCCTGCTGCTGCGGGACATACTGCGGGGTGGTCGCGTAACCGACCGTGCCGCCCGTTGCGTAACCCGGCACCCGGTCAGCGTTGATCGCCTTGAGCAACGGCCGGTACTTCCGTGCCATCGCCTCGCGCGTAACTTCCTCGCCAGCAGATCCCCACATGAGAACCGAGTCAGACGTGCCAGTGCCAGGGCCGGTGATTGTGCCACCGCCTGCGTGGCCTGGTGCGTTTATGTACGCGTTCGCCTGCCCCGCATAACGTGCAGCAGCCGCAGCCATAGAGCGGTCACCGTTCGACGCATCCATGAACAGCGAGCCGGTGATCTTTACGCCGTCCCACTTGGCCTTGAATAGCGAAAGCTGGGTCGCCGCGGTCTCCGTGTCAGCGATCAGCTTCCACTCGGACTCTTCCGGGATCTTCGAGATTTCATCGGCGATTCGGTTGGCCTCGTCAGCACTCGCGCCCAAAGCGATCGCGTTATCCACGATCGTCTGGTGCCCTCTCTCGAGGGTCGACTTGTAGTTCGCAACGTTCCCGTCAAGGTCGAACTGCTTCTTGGCGGCATCCTGAAGACTTGCCGCCTGCTCATCGAGTGCCGTGCGGTTGTCGATACCCGCCTGCGTGCTGATGTCCAGCGTTTTCGCGTACCCCTCAGTGCCCGCGCTGATCTGGGCGATGCGATCACTGACATCGAGCAAGGACTGCTGATACTGGATGTTCGCGCTCGACGCATCCTGACCGACACCGTTCAACTCATTCATGGACTCCATGAGCGTCATGAGCTCGTCGCCCAGCGCCGACGCCTCATCAGCCGTCTTGAGATACGCATCAGCCGCAGACTCCACGGCAGGCTGCGTCTTCTCAAGCGCGATCTTTAGAAGCGTCTGATCGTCGGCGAGCTGGCCTGTGTCGCTTGCCTGTTTCACCAGCGCGTCACGGAACGGCCCCGACTTATTGATGAGCACAAGCATCTGCTCATCGGTCAGGTTGTACTCATCGCGCAGGGACCGCATGGCCGCCTGTGCATCTTCCATCGGCATTGCGGCGAGGGTTTCGCCGAGCTTGTCAAGGGCGTCGAGCATGGTCGCCGTGCCACCCGCAGCGCCAACCGCGGCGTCATAATCGAGCAGCGGGGCAAAGATCCCAGCCCACCGAGTATCCGCACGACCGGCAACCTGATCAAGCGTCTCGCCCAGATTCTCGATGTCGACCGAGAAGTCAGTCACCGGGCCAGCGCCATCGAACGCAGCCGTTAGCGCATCCTGGATCTTGCCATTCTTGATCTTGTTTGCGAGGTCTTCCGTACTCACGCCGGCACCCTGGATGGCACCGTCGAGGGCGTTTAGTGCGGTGATTGCTATGGCGACCCCGGCGACCAGACCAAGCCCCTTCATGGCCGTTCCCACGATGCGGCTTGCCTTCTGCGCAGTCGGCCCGAGAGCTTCAACGCCAGCACGATATGCCGCAATCTTGGGGACCGCCAGCAGGAACGTTCCGCCACTCAGTGCCGCAGCACCAGTCAGAACGCCAATGACACCGAGCGTGCCCTGCATGATCGGGTCCATGCCGCCGAGCCCATCAGCGAGATCGCCGACAGCATCGGACGCACCAGACACCGCAGGCAGGAACACCTGACCGAAACTTATCGAGGCGTCGATGACCTTGTTCTTTGTGATCTCAAGCTGAGATTCGATGGTCTGGTAACGCTTGGCGGCTTCGTCGCTTAGTGCGTTGTTGTCGATCATCGCTTGGTTGCCAGTGTCCATTGCCGCCGTGAACTGGTCCGACGCGGCAGCAGAACGCAGCAGCGCGTCACGCATCCGAACCTCAGTGATGCCCAATTCTTCGAGGATGCCAAGAGTGGAACCGCCCTGCGCCTCAGCATCACCGAGGCCCTTGACGAACCCGGCCAGAGCAGCGCCGGGGTCGGTCTTCCACTGTTTCGTGAAGTCCTGCGCCGAAACGCCCGCAACCTTCGCGAACTGCTCCACGCGCTCGCCGCCAGAATCCACACTGGAAGCAATGTCGATCATTACCTTCGAGATGGCCGAACCGCCAGCCTCAGCCTCAATACCCACCGAGGACAGCGCCGTAGCGAGGCCCAGCACTTCACCCTCACTCAAGCCAACCTGTCGACCAGCACCCGAAAGCCGCATGGACATTGCGACGATCTCGGCCTCAGTCGTGGCGTAGTTGTTGCCGAGTTCCACGATGGCGGAACCCAAGCGGCCCACGTCATCCTGCGAGGTGCCCATCACGTTCATAAAGCGAGCGAGGGACGTGGCAGCTTCGTCAGCGGAGAGGTTCGTTGTTTCGCCGAGGTCGATCATTGTCTTCGTGAATGCCGTGACGGAAGCGGTCTTGATGCCAAGCTGACCGGCAGCCTCAGCCACCGCCGCGATCTGCTCGTGCGATGTCGGAAGGGTCTTAGCGAGTGAACGCAGGCCATCCTCAACCTTTGCGAGCTCGGCAGGCGTACCTTCAACCGTCTTGGTTACGCCGGTCCATGCCGACTCCCAGCCGATCGCAGCCTTGACCGAGAGCGCGGTCGCGGCGAGAGCAACAGCGCCAACAGCCATGAGGCCCTTGCCCGCGGCCTGCATAGCCTGGCCCTGCGCCTGAACCTTGCGAGCAGCCTGCTCGGCCTCCGACCCCATGCCCGCCGTGGCCTTGCGCGCCTTCTCCATCCCATCGAGGTACCCCGATACTTGGGCCGTCAGTGACACCTTGACTGTTCTGTCGGCCATTTGGGGAACCTCCGTGTTTAGTTATTTGGTGCGCTATAATCGGCGCATGAGTACACAGGAGACGACGGACGTACGCCGACGCGGTGCCAGTGAGATTTCATGGGGCAGTGCAGTCGCCGCGGCTGGCTTGTTTCTCGTAGCCCTCGGCATGATTGGAATGTCCGACGTGATTGCCCGCGTCGGGTTCGCGATCGTTGCCGCGGGGTTCGGCGTAGTGCTAATCGGCGTCTGGTTCTGGTTTGCCCGCCGCTAATTCCCCGTGCTTCTCGACGGTCCAGAACGCACCGTTGAGGTTCGGCGGGGAATCCTTCGGGAACTCGGCTTTGTACCTGTCGATGTCGTCTAGGCGCGCCTTCTCCGCGTAATCCCAGAACGGACCCTGCGCAGAGAACCGCAAGGATGAGCCGTACTCGGTAGGTGACGCTTGAGGATTCATCGCCTCAGACAGCAATTGCCCGTGCGAGCCAATGCCCGCCTCGAACTCAGCCGATGCCAGCAGTAGAGTGCGCTGCTCATCATCGAACTCAGGCTCACGACGAGTGACCGAGCGCACCAGCACACCATCGGCATACTCATACTCGGTCGTCTCGGCAGGCTCCCAACCATTCAGCCGGCGATGAGATATGCCGAGCTTCGTGGCAAGTTTGAGCGACTGTCTTAGGCGGTCAGACTCGCCGATCGTTTTTTTAGCTCAGCCAACCGCTCAGTCGGGCCATAGACGTTCAGCGAATAGAGCGCGTCAACGATCGTCGTGAACTCCGGGCCGCTGATCGTGTCGAAAATGTCCTGCCACTCATCGGTGGGCGCAGGGTTCGACCGTGTTTTCTGCTGCACGGTCAGGGTTGTCAGATCGTCGCCCTCGATGACGTGACCGTACGAAACGCCGTCAGCGTCAACGAACTTCGCCGCGAGCTTGCACGCCTCCACAAGTGAGTAGTGATAGTGCATGTCAAGGATGCTGTTGGGGTTCGGCGGGCAGAGCTGCGTGATCTTCGCCCACGCATCACCAGGAAGCCGCGTGAACCGCAAGTCAATGAGCGAGTCAGCCTCAGCGTCAAGGATTGCATCGAGCTTCTCCTGCACGACCGAGGCAGCAGTAGGTGCGCCCAATCGGTCATCGTTCGACTTCTTCGCCTGCTCAAGTTCAGCGGCGAGTTCTTCACGCTGCTCGGAAAGGTCACGATTCAGCGAAACAGTCACGTCGAGAGTCGGGCGGGGGGCAGCCTTAGAAGCTGCCAGTTTTTCGGTGATGCTGGACATGATGAAACCTCCACAGTTGAGTCCACAGTTGGTGAGGTGAAACCTGCACAGGCGCGACTGTGGGCACGCCTGTGCAGGGGATTGGGTTACACCGCGAGGATGCCTTCAACGATCGGACCGGTGATGGCGACCTGCTGCAAGTAGGTGAACTTGCCGTTGCCGTCGAGCGGCCCACGGATCTGCGGGCCAACAGTCGCCGGGATCGACCGGACAGGCTGAGCAGCCGTCGCGAGCACGCCATTCGACACGTTGCGACGCTCGACAAAGAAGCCGGACTTCGACGTTGCCGGCGCGGTCAGCTTCAGAACGACAGCCGCAGATGAGGCGCCTGCGGAGTCGACATACTTGATGCCGGAACCGAACGTCTGAGTGAGCGTGTCAAGCGACTCAAGCGGGGTGAGCAGCCCAAGGCGCTCATCCAGCTTCGTCGCCTGCGAGCCGGTCAGCGGCCATCCGTCCGTGGTCAGCGAGTGAGTGATTCGGA